CTACTATTCCTAATTCTGCACCTGCGCCACTACAACATGCAGCGCTTATGATAAACAGGCTATTGACACCACCTCTAGACAAACTATTGAGATGACCACATTCGGGAGATGTCCGGTCAATGAGCTCACTGCATTAATCGGGCGACACTTGTAGCCAAACGTGCTCCCTTCAAAAATAGTCCTCGACTAATTCGAAGCTCTAGTTAAGCCTCTCTTAGACAAAGTAGCAAAGAAAATCATCGACCATGACGAAATTAACCCCTACACATTCGAAGAGCACATCTCGCACTATTCGGGACATAAAGCCGATGACATTCGTTCAGGAATGCTACGCTCAATGTCTGGGCGCCCAATTGACTTGCAACTCCTAAGTGCAACAAAAACCGGGGAATGGCAACGTAACACGTAATAAGACTATGCTGATGGCAAGGTCTCAGGTAGGCCAAGACAAATATTCGGGCCCACACCTTCAATGAAAGGGTTCCCTGGCTGGCTGAACCGTTTGCTAATTAAGGCTACAAAATCAGTCTTGCCACCATTCGTTTGCGGATTCTCTAACGTAAAACTCGCAAAAAAGATCAACAAACAGAGAATAGCAATGATAATGCGCCATGGCACACGATCCGTCCGCACCCTGGTTTACGATGGATCCTCCTTCGATTCAACCCAGTTCTAACATATCCAAGAGCTAGCAGATTCATATTTGATTAAAAAAGTAGGCCCCACCATAATGAAAAGGTATGGACTTCCGGAGGACATCATAACTGACATTATAAGAGCAACCACCGGTGCTATTATGCCCGTTCGAGCACAGTGCAAAGTGGATGGGCAACTTTACTTCGTCTACCGTCTCGATATATTTGGTACGACCTATTCCGGGCACCCCACAAAGACTACTTGGGGCAACACAATTCGCACCATCCTATATGCCTGCTTCGTACACAGCCTGAAGTACGCAAATAGAGTCGTCACGCGACTCTACAACTCCACCCGACGCACGCACTTTGATTAGGTGACGTTCGTTCAAAATGAACGATCCCGGAAAGCCGCAGAAGACCTCATGTTCGGGACTGATCCAAATCTGGATCTAAGCGCGGCCGGGGACGATGTCGAGCTTAACGGGGAGAGAGACACCATACACGACTTCAGGGAAAATCTCAGATATACCCACGCCGACAACATGGACGCAGGCGTCCACGGCTTAGGACAAGTTGCCCGAGAGCTAAGACTCGAAGACTGGGATTTCTTCGATTTCCTTTCCAGAGACGGGTATTTTTATGACCAATTCTACATCACTCGAAAAATGGACCGATTACTTGTCAATTCTAACTGGACATTCGGCCTCCCTAAGGTGACTAACGCACGATCACGTACCAGAAGATACGACACCGTAGCTTCTCTCAATTGGGCACAAGCAGGAGGCAACAGGGCGTGGGGGATTAACATTAGGTTAGTAGAAGCGTGGTTGGCACGCAAGATAGAGAAGGGCCTAGCTCCCACTAGATCAGCTAGCGCAAGGTTGGCCAAAGACATGCAGAGATTGTTAGCCTTCAACGTAGACAGCGAGAAAGAAGTGGTACATATCAACGAGGCGAGCTACCTGGAAGCCATGCAAAATAAGTATGGCCGACCCTGGGCTTACTATGATCAGATCTTAGAAGACCTCCTCCGGGACCAACCATCATGGGACGTCTCCGAATCCATGATCATCGGCTCTTCCAGACCAAAGCTCGAAGACCACATGTCCACACGCAAAAACGTATGATGAGCCCAATAGCGTTATATATGAGCCCGTCCGGCTAGTGCGATAACCGGCGTGCTTTTGAGCCAATAAAGGCACTGATAGTCTAGAAGTTAGGGCAGGGGAATTAATCAATCCCCCATGTTTGCGAAATTTAAACAAATGAATTCATAAATCGCAAATTATAAAAACATGCAACCAGAAAGCAACAAGAAACGCAGGTAATTCAACAGTAAAAGAGAACTGACCAAAGAAACTGCTGAGCTTCATCAAAAGTACCCAAAATATAACCCCAAAGCAGTCATCAAGGACTACAGGGAATAAGGGCCGCTATTTAGCGACATTCGAGGCATGAACACCAGTTACCGAAAACGTGACCTCGATCAACACCTGGGCCGTAAAGTCATGACGATGATGAGATCTGAATTCCCCAACATTTCAACTTCTGATATCATCATTCTAGAACGCATGCTATTAGCTGACGATTTCATCGACAGCGTCAAAAGCTATGCCCACAAGCTGAGCCCTTACATCATGCCCGTCCTCAAGCCCGCTGTGAAAATGCTTGCCCCATAATTCTCCGGCGCTCTTGATCAACTAGACAGCATGATCTCTAGTATTGACCAAGGATCACGCCCTCAACAACGTGAACAACAAAAATCCACCGATCAGGCGTTTCGAATTACGAAGAGATACTAACTCACTCCGGTTACACAGTCCACTCTTAACTCCGTGAAAGTCATTCCTTGCAACCCAGGTCTGAAATCTTTCGGATAGTGGATCAGCACTGTAGCTCGAGCATTCCAATACTATCGAGTAAAATCCCTTACAATAGAATGGGTACCATCAACTTCAGTCACAACTTCTGGTTCAATATACTACTACCTTGATCTCGACCCCGCCTCAGCTCTCCCTACTGTCTAAGACATACCTTAACAATACAGGGCTAAGGTAAACGCACTATACTAGGCGTCACAAATAACTTTTAGCGAATCCGAGATCAACTAAGCCTTCAGAAGGTACAGAGTACGCAATGACGATGCGTCAGTAGAGTAACTAACCGAGTTCGACTTCGGAAAGTTCATCTTTGCAGCGACATCCACTGCCCAAGATTCTTACGGACAGTTCTTCATAGACTTAGACGTAGAGTTTTATGTCCCTGCTGTGTCCAATTCGTTACTCGACACTTTCTCCGTTAATCAGCTAGTCTGGGCTCCACAAGCCATAGATCTGAACCCGAATTAAACCCTCTCTCAGGTCAGCGGTGTTTCCCGACTTGTGCAAGGGATTGAAGTCCCTGCTTACTAATCCTAAGTCACCGGCACACTGCGAATGTTCTAATTTGTCAAAGGAACCAATTCTACCCCAACACTTGCCAGGCCTCGAATCTGCAAAGCAGCAGACAATACAGCCACTATCTACGGCAACACGACAGAAAGAACACTCTGGTTCAGCAACGTCTCAGGCGCTCAAATAAACGTATCCGTTACAACCCTCCCCGTAATCTAAGGCGATTACGTCTATTTCAGCAAAGAGTCCGACATCGAAACCTACAATGGCGAAATTCAACTCATTATCTCTACAGACTCCAACTTCTGCAAACAAGGATATATGTCATTCGCACCCCAAGACGCAGAAGACATGAGAAACATGTTGCAGCTATTCCGCCAATAAACGTTCGAATAGCGAAACTCAACCGTACTGATTAATCCGGCTACAAAGGCAGAAGATAAACAGTACAACCTTCAGAACATCGGCCACCTACCATCAAGGCCACAATCACAATAACGCTCGACAGACTTTTAGTTCATACAGTGAACAATTCGAGCATGAGTAAGCAAGGCAAGGGACCGGCACCAGACCTGCGTTTGTGCTGCGGCTAAGACCCGCGCACTACACAGAGCGTCAG